ATGCTTCGACCACCAGCGTCGTCGATGTTCAGTCGGCCACTTTTGGCGGGTCCTTTGCGACGATTTGCGGCGGGACAAAGCCGAGCCTCTCGGCGGCGACCACCTCGACCACAACAATCACTGGTTGGACCACCAGCGTCGCGGCCGGTAGCTGGCTCAAGCTTGTGGTTGACTCAAACAGCGCGGCCAAGCGACTTGTTGTCGCCCTCACCTTCACGCGAGTATAAGGAGCAGTCATGACGATGCTATTTGTTGACGGGTGCCAGTACAACGCCGCACTGACAGAAAAATGGACCGCGGTCACTAGTACCAGCTACTCAGTCACAACGGCTCGAACTGGAAACCGATCAATCCGCCTTGGCGGCGCCTCTGTTGCCGGCGTGCTTACTAAAACATTCGGCTCGTCCTACGGCACGCTTTCCGTTGCGCTAGGTGGTTACATTGGCGCTACGGGTTTGGGTAGAGTGCAGCTCCTAGATAGTGCCGGGGCAATCCAAATGACGGTCAATATTGCGAGCGGCGGAACTATCTCGGTCTATCGCGGTTCTGAAGCCGGCACGCTGCTCGGTAGCGGGGGCAGCGTTACGTTTGGTAGCTGGTTTCATTTAGAGCTTGACGTTACCATTCATGACTCAACCGGAGCCGTCGATGTATATCTGAACGGCGCCTCGGTCATTTCGGTGTCTGGTGTTGATACAAAAAATACCGCGATTGCTGGAGCTACCTCGGTTCGATTTACTGGACCGAATGCCTTTAGTAACCCCTACTTTTATATCGATGACGTGGTAATCACTGACACCTTTGCACAAATCGGAGCGGCGATCGTTCAGACGCTTTATCCGACCGGGGCAGGCGCAACCACGCAGTGGACACCTTCGGCGGGCGCCAACTACGCAGCCGTCGACGAGACGACCGGAGATGGCGACACGACCTACGTCAGCACCTCGACGCTCAATAACATTGATACCTATGCGTTCGGCGATCTTACCGCAAACTCCGGGGCGGTACTTGCCGTAGCGGTTAACATTGTCGGTCGAGCGGACGCCGGCGGCTCGCCGCAGGTGACCCCTGTGCTGCGTCCGGGCAGCACCGATCGACTTGGCACCGGAGTCGCTCAAACGGCAACCTACGCCAACGGTCAATCGATCTGGGAGACCAACCCGGACGGAGGGTCTTGGACCGAGGCGGCGGTCAACGCCTCTGAGGCCGGGATCAAGAAGACGGTCTAAGGATGGCAGAGCGGGTCACCCAAGCAATCATCGAGGCGGTTACCAGCGGAGAAGGGGCGCGCGTCACCGAGGTGGTCGTTGAAGCGGTTACGCTGAGCTCCAGCATGCGCGTCACCGAGGTTGTTATTGAGGCGGTGACCCTTGCTGCTAGCGGCGCAAACAACAAGGCGATCTGGGTCGGAGTCTGACCCGGCGGGCGAAGGGCCCGAGTCGCGATTATAGAGAGAGACCCTCGAGGAGGTAACATGGCCGATTTCGGCGTTAAGATCGAGGGCGACACCTCCCTTCGCCTTGCCCTGGCGTATCACGGCAATACGAAGATGATTGATAAGGCGATCCAGACCGCCGCCGTGAAGGCGGCAAAGCCGATCGCTGCGGAGGGGAAGAAGACGGCGCCGGTGCTAACCGGACGACTCCGTCGCGCGATCACCGCCAAGGCGGCCCGCTACGAAAAGCCGGGAGCGATTGCAACGATCAAGCCCGGCAAGAAGCGCCAAGACCAGACCGGTGCGTACTACCGCTACATCGTTGTCTCGGGCATCCCGTCAAGGAAGATCTCGCCCAACCCGTTCATGGATCGCGCCTGGGCCGCCAAGGGCCAAGAGGCAGTGACCATCTTTGAGAAGACCATCGAAGATCTGATCACCAATAAGCTCGTCGCTCGAAGGAGATAAACGTGGCAGCCAAGCAGAACGTCTACATCAGCCTCGTCGGGAAAGACAACGTCTCGAAGACGCTGAAGAACGTCTCGAAGGGGTTCGCTCGGTTGAAGGGCGCATCGGCGACAGTCGGCAAGGCGTTTATCAAGGTCGGCGCGCTGGCGGTTACCGCCGCTGCTGCTATTGCTGGCGGGATCATCGCGGCCACCAAGGCGGCGGCGGAGGAAGAGAAGGGGATCGTTCGACTCAACTCCGCGATCGCCTCTAACGTCAAGAGCCGGGTTGATCTAACTAAGGTTGAGGAACAGGTCGCCGCCCAACAGGCGAAGCTGGCCTATTCTGATGGAGAGATCAGGGACTCGCTCGCGGCACTGCTTCCGTTTACCAAAGATACCGCCAAGGCGTTCGAGATCCAGAGCGTTGCCGCTGACCTGGCTCGCGCCAAAAACATAACGCTTGAAGAGGCGTCGCTCAGCGTTGCCAAGGCAATGGGCGGTAGCACCAAGGTACTTAAGCAGCTTGGCATTGAGCTTCCAAAGACGGCGAAGAAGGGCGATATCCTTGCTGCGATCCAGGGGAAGGTTGCCGGACAGGCCGAGGCGTACGCGAATAGCACCGAAGGCCAGTTCACCAGCCTAAAAAATAGCTTCGACGACATCGTTGAGACGCTCGGCGCCGAGTTCCTCCCGATTGCCGTAGACGTAGCCAAGTGGGCCAAGAAGGACCTGCTGCCAGCTATTCAGGCGGCGCTCCCACAGATCATCGCCTTTGGCAAGAGCTTCATTAGTGCGGCCGCCGGTATCGGCGAAAGGGTGATCCCGGTCATTCAGTCGATTGCCAAGTTCGTCATCGAGCAGCTGGTCCCCCGCTTTAAGGAGTTCGCGAACACCCTCTTTGGACCGGGCGGCGTTGCCGAGTCGGTCGCGGGAGTGGTCGGGCCAATCGTCAAGGATTTGCAGCCGGTTATCTCCACCTTGATCAACTCGATCGGCAGCCTGATCGGCACCGTCGTTGAGCTGGTTGGTTGGCTCTGGGGTGGCGGCAAGGGCCCGCTTGCCATTGCGGTGCAGGGCATCGGGGGCTTCCTGGGGATCTTCTTTACCGTCCTGGGCAAGATCGCCGACGTGATTGGGATCGTGATCCATCTGGTCATGCAACTGGCCAAAGCAATCGCCGACTCCCCGGTCGGCCAGCTGATCGGCGGGATCGCCGGCTTCGTCGGCGACATCTTCGGCGGGAAGAAGGCAAACGGCGGCCCGGTGAAGGGCGGCAAAGCATATCTGGTCGGCGAGAAGGGCCCAGAGATCTTCGCTCCCGGCCGAGCCGGGATGATCCTACCCAATCGACTCCTGACCGCTCCGGCGATGAGCCAGGGCGCAAGCGGCGGCGGCGGCCTAAGCGGGCGCGATCTACGACGAGCGATGGAGGGGATGACAATCGTCCTCGACGGCAACCAGGTGGGCAGAGCCGTTGACACTCGCCTGGCGCGCAATATTCGCACCGCAAGCACGAGCAGCCGTACCGGCTGAGAAGGAGCACCATGTCTCTCGGAACAATCTCAATCACAGAAGGCTCGGGCGATAAGCTCCTGGCCACCTCAACCATTGTGCAGGGCGGGCAAACCGTCTCGCTACAGCGGGTCATCGTCGAAAACTTTGGGAACGCGGCCCCGGACACCTACGCCTCGGCGGTCTTTCCGACCAGCGCCACCAGCGCCGGCGTTCTTCTTTCAATCGAGAACACTGGGGCAAATACAAACCGCGCGCTCTACGTTGCGCGGATCGAGATCGAGCAGATCGGGGTTGCCACAACTGGCGCGTCGGTTCGCTTCGACTTTGGTCGCACCGACGAAAACGGCACCGGCGGAGACGAGCGGATCCCACTGGCGGTAGATCCGGACGTTACCGACACAAGCATTCGTCTCAGGATCAGCAGCAATGCGACGCCAAACACCGGCATTGCCGCACTGGCGGCAACGGCGGGCGATCCGATTTATGCAAGTCGGATGATCCGGCTCGGATCAACGGCGGCTACCCTTGCGCGTGCGGTCTTTGACTTTTCGGGCATGGGACAATATCCATCGGTGCCAACCGACTCAACAGAGCCGCTAGCGCTCGAGATTGACGGCACTATGGACGGGGCCGACGTTGCTATCAACGTCGTCATTCTTGAGCATGAGTTGTAAGCCGTGCCGCTTTCTACAATCTCAATCACCGAAGGGGACGGCGGGCGTCGCCTAGCGACCGCTGAGATTACTCAGGGCGGAGAAACGGTTTCGCTCACGCGGGTAGTTGTTGAGAACTTTGCCGACGCGGCACCCGACACCTTTGCGGTTGTAGTCTCACCGGTCCCCGCCGGAGCGATTGGAGATCTTGCAGTCGTTTGGGGAGCAAATGGATCGGATCGACGGATCTGCGTCCCAAAGATTGAGCTCCAACAGATCTCGGCGGCAACTTCCAACTCGCTGATCAGAGTTTCTATCCATCCTATTGAAATCGGGGATATCACTCAAGTCGGCGGGTCCGGGTTTAATGCTCGCGCAATAGGGCAGCTTTTGGTACCGCAACCGGTTGACGCGCGGGGTCCGCTGACAATGATTGGAGTCAACGAGAACACCTACGATGGCGTTAAGACTAGTGGGGGTTACAGCTTCGGCGGCCTATCATATCCCCCTGACGCAGGAGTGAGTTATGAGTTTCCAGATGACCTATCGAGCGGCGCTATTGATGATGACAATCGCTCTGCCTATACGGCGGAGCGCTATGCCGTTAAGACAATGAACCTAAGCACAAACGCGGCTGATTTTCAGCGAGTTGAGTTTGATTTTTCTCAAACGGGTAAATATATCGCAGCAAGTTCGGCGCAAGGGATTGCCGTTCAGGTTGATAACGATATGAACGGCGCAGAGGTTTTGATCCGGATCACCATGATTGAAAGCGAGGTGTAAGATGTTCGTTGCTATGAAAGAGGCGGATCAGGCGCTTCCTTTTGCGCTCAACATTCAGGGCACTCGCTGGGGCAATCTTTTCCAAACCCCGGGCACCTTCGAGCTCAAGCCTTTTGTTCGACCCGATACTGTTGCCCTTGAGACAAGCGTCGATGAGTCGGGAGGGAGCTTAAGCTTTGAGGTCGAGCAGATGGTTACGCCGGCGGTTTGGTCTATTGATCCAGGTCAATACGGCGAGGAGAACGGAGCCTGGTGGAACGAGGCCAATCTTCCCGATAATGCGATCGTTGAGTTTCGCGCAAACGCGGCGGCCAATCCGGGCGGTGCGGTTCAGCCGCGACTTTTTGTTGGATTTATTGACAGCATTGAGACGCGGCCCACGCCTTCGGGACAGGGCACCATTTCGCTCGTTACCTGCGTCTCTTCAAACTCACTGCTAGATCGGATTGTGCTCAGAAAGCCACTCGCTGGCAAGGCGGCACAGCGACGCGGACAGACCACCGGTCGGATCACGATTAAGCGCGGGACGGATCGATATCAGATCAGACAGATTTTAAAGTACGCGGGCGCCAAGCGAACCTACGGCAACCTCGATCTTTTTGATCCGCGCAAGTCGACACATATCTTTGAGACAAGCACAAGGCTTCTGCCAAAGCTTGAGCTTTCAGTCGGAACTCTTCGCGAGGCCATCGAAACCGTAGCCGAGGCGGCCCAGGAGCTTGACGGACGCCGTCGTGCTTTTCATATCAATCAGATCACTGGCGGACTATTTTACGGACGCTCAGAGACTTCGGTCTCTCCTAGATCTCTGGCGATGAACTATGGAGGACCAGACGACTGGTACGACTCGCAACTGGTTCAATATACCGGCGCGGTTCCGGCACCGTTTAAGATTGTTGACAACCCCGCCGATCAAATCGTTGAAGGCGCCGACGCAACTGGGGATCCGTTTCCGCCCGACTCTGCTATTGTTGGTCGAGATTTAACGGTGAGCATTGATCATAGCCGAGTTTCCAAAGTTGCCGTTTTCCTGGGAGCAGACTCAAAGAGCGACCGAGACACCGATCCGGATCCGTACGTTCGCAAGTATGACTCCATCGAACTCCCCGACGGCAAGTGGCGGAAGACCCTGGTCCCCACAGACGTTTCGTCAGATAATACTTACTATCGCCTTGGCATTACAAAACAGGCATTTGATCGCCGTCCGGGCATGCGTTTCGAGTCGGTTGTCGAAGCCTCAACCATTCGATCCGGAACGATTGCGCAGCGGTCGGCTCAGATTACCCGCCTGGCCAGGGGCTATTTTGGCTATCGACGGACTCCGGAGATGGGGGCAACCGTTTCTATTCGAGGCGCCTCTGACGCTTCTGGCCACGAGTATGGATTTGCGGCGGGGTGGAGAGACGGTGTCTTTTACGGATGGGCTCCAGGGCAAACGATTACAATCACCAGCAAGGCGCTCGGATTTGCGCCGAACGAGGATGTTCGACTGGTTCATGACCTTCAGGAGTCGAACGGAGAGTTCCGGATTATTGCTATTGCAATGACCTTCGAGCCCGGCTCATTCATTCGTCGATTTGATCTCACCCTTGGCCGCCGCCCTCGGTCAACCATCGCCTCTCTTGTAGCAGCGGAGTAATAGCATGAAAAAACAGCGACTAGGCACGCACGTTCCGAGTCTTTCAGACGCGACCGGCGGACTGGTTGACGACCTCGGCTCGCCGCTGATTAACACAAACACCGAAGGGGGATCGGCTCAAACGCTGGGCGCCACTTTGCGCCGCGAGCTTGTGGCCGGCGTTGCAAACGGTGATTTTTCTATCCCGCCCGCAAAGCCGACATCCGCACTCCCGAATGAGGATGATGACAACGATAACAGTCTACCATTTTGGACGCTAGTCAGCCCGGGGAACGGCGTGGTCGCCAAGCTTGTTCAAGCCAGCAGCGCCGCTTCGGGTTACGAGCTTCGCTTTACGATTAAGCCCGGAGCCTCAAACGGGACGGCCGGCGGAGACGGTCACACACATTATCTCGAGCGCTATCTACCGGTTGCCGCCAGCCGGGCTCGCTCATTTATTTATCAGCCGCGAACGACCTGGAGTTGCTCAAGCGGAGCGAGCTCGGCCAACGTGAGCATTTGGGCCGAGGCCCAGTACTTTACTCGTGAAGAGGCGGCAATCGGGAGCGCCACCACCGGATCGCTAGCAATCACCGGACTGAGCCAGGAGGTTGGGCTTCAGCCGAGCGCGGTTGCGGTTGAGGGAGACGCGGGATTTTTGCGCTACCGAACAGGGATCACGGTAACCGGGGCAATCAGCACCACTGAGACCGCAACCATTCGAGAGATCCGGATGAGCTCCGGTGAGGTTCAGGCGATTTTTGCAGATCAGAGCGCCCCGGGGAGCAACCGCGGATCAATCTCACTCAACAACGCGCGACTGACTACCTCCGTAGCCGGAGGGGCCGGAGCCTCGGCCTATCTTGACGCAACCGCAACCTCGAGCCCAAGCTCTCGCGGGATCTTCTCCTTTGACACGGCGACCCCGATTGGCGCAACCTACTCAGACGGTACCGCGGTTTCGGTTCCACAGAGCACGGTGACCAAGCTCAATCTTGGTGCGAGCCCGGATGCGGGTGCGGTCCTTGGCAATCCGGCGTCCAACGAGGTGACGCCACCGGCCGGCCTCTACCTGGTCATCGCCAACGGCTTCTTTGCGACCGAGGCCGGCGGTAAGTACCGACGCATTAGGATCTATAAAAACGCCACCGCAGGTGCCGGTGTGACTCTGCCGAATATGAACGCGGCGGCGCCAGATAATGAGATCAGCGTCTCCTCGGTCGTTTCTGTTAACGGAACCGACACGCTCAGCGCTCGCGCCGATCATGACCACGGCACCGCCATTAACGCAACGTGCACCGAGTTCAGCCTGATCCGCCTCGGAGCGGCCTGGTAATGAAACGCTTCAAGATCGTCACGCAGACCGACTCGATTGAGCGGGGGAAGCCCGGCACGACCGCCGATAACTGGATGGACGACTGTGCGCCAAGTTCGCTGATGGCGGCGGCCAACTGGGTGCTTGGCACCTCCTACAAATCTAAAGACGGGATGGCCCTAGTCGCCAAGGCCGGACGAAAAGACCGCGACGGTTTTGGTGATCCGACTACCTTCGCCCAAATCGAAAAAGCGGCGGGCTATCTGGGCCTTCGCGTCGGTTGGGCCAAGTCGTGGGCCCAGGTTGAGGCGGCGCTCGCCGACGAGTCGTGCGCGCTCCTGATTAGCGTTGATCAGCCGAAGGGTTACCCGGCCACTGTTCGCCTGTCTAAGTGGGCGACGGCGCACAAGAAACGTACCGGCGGAAAACCGTACGGCCACCTGACCGCCGCCGTTGGAGGCCCGAGCGGAGCCCAGTGGGCGGATCCAACGATGAGCGGCAAGGGCAAAGAGGAGTATGCTGTTGATGTGACCACCGAGGAGCTCAAGCAGATCCTCCGATCAAAGAACGCAGCCAAACCGTGGCAAGCGGTGCGCGTTGTCCGGGCGCTCAAACCAAAGACGCCCGAGCCGGTTAAGCCGGCCACTCCGCCGGAGCCACCGGCACCCCCTGCGCCGGCACCTACCCCAACCGCGATCTCTTTAAGAGAGCGCCTGCAATCGCTCCGTAATCGTATCCACGGGCTCCGACGGGGTCCGCGCTAGGAGGTTCACCAATGGACACGTTCGTCAGCCAGCTCGTCACCGCCTTCGTCATCGCTATGGTTCCGGTTGCCGTCGGTGCCCTAGGTTACGTCGCCAAGAGCGTCGTCGCCTACCTAAAGGCCCGCGCAACAGCCGAACAGCTCAAGATCCTTCAGCAGCTTGCCTCGGCCGCCGTGAGCGCCGTCGAGCAGACCCTTGCCTCCAAGAAAGGCCAGGAGAAGAAGGACGCCGCACTTGCGATCGTTCGCTCGACGCTTCTGAGCCGTGGGATTACCCTCGATGAAAGCGCGATCGAAGCGGCAATCGAGTCGGCCGTGTATCAGGAGCTCGGCGTTAAGATCGAGCTACCGGCAAACTTTGGCAGCGGCGTGATTGACGCGCTACCCGAGGCCGGTGATCCAAGCGCAAACGAGACCCCAGCGGATGGGCCGATCGTTGCATGAAGATCCTACTTGCCCTTGATCTAGGCGCTGACGGGACTGATCTACGGATCTGGCTCGACACGACCCGAAGCGTCAAGGGACCCGACGGAGACGAGCAGCCAGACCCGGCGTATGTCTGGCGCACCATCGTGCCCGCCGGGCAGTTTCATCCGCTCAATAGCATGCCTCACATTCTGGGACTTGCCGAGGCGGAGCTTAAGCGACGCGTTCCGGTTCGGATTACCGGGCTCGAAGGGATCAACCTACGCGAGGCCGGCAAGTGACCATTGACCAGATCGCCCAACTTGGTGGCTTTGCCGGGATTGCAGCGCTATTGACGACGATTTTTACCCTGCGCGGAGTAGGCAAGCGCGCCTCCGCAGATGCCACCCGAACGGCGGCGGAAACGATTGCCGCACTTCACGGAACGATCTCGGGAACGATCCAGCGTCTCGAGGAAGATACCAGCGAGCTGCGCGAACAGGTGACCAGGCTTGAGACCGAACTGGCTGACAGTCGCCGCGAGATCCTTGAGATGACCGACTCGATTTCCGAGCTCAGCGCGCGGATTGACGCGGCGCTCGACGTGCTCGAGGGCACTCGAGATCCCCAGGGCGAGGCGGCTCGCAATATTTTAACGAAGCCGCGCCGATCACGCAAAAAGGCCACTGGGAGGGCCTGAGAGCCCGATCTTTGATTTAGCCCGACCCCTGATCGCAAAGCGATCCGGCGACAGTTATAGCCCCAGCTAGGATACCTAGCGGGGCTTTTTTCTGTCTTCGGGCAAGAAAAAACCCCGACCGTTGGGGGGAGTTCCAGGCCCTCTCACGGTCGGGGTTGTCGTTAACGGCGGCGGCGGCGTGCAACCCTCTCGCTTATCATTCGCACGTCGTGAGCTCGCTCGTACTCCAAACGGTTTAGACGGCGACCGTCAGTATCGTAGCCGCTCGGGAGCACCTCAACCGTTCGGTGGGTGAAGTTATCCGGATCCGAGAAGCTGATAAAGTCTCTCACCGCAGCAAGGTGCCGACGAGCGGTCCACGTCGCGTCGGCCTTGTCGACCGCCTCAATCGCAAAAAGCGGGATGAGCTCGACCTCGCTCGGGTCATTATATCCGTAGGTCACTGGCCGTTCCGCCACGTAGAGTAGATATCGCTTTGTCATTGTGTCCCCCTTTCGTTTCGATACTCGTCTATTGATCGGCGTTGTCAAGAAAGCGCCCCCGGAGTCTTACGGCGGTGGCGTTTCTTGAGTGGCTTCCGCCGGCCAGGCTCGGCCGGGTTGATCTTGTGCATCAATAGCTCACGGCTTGCGCCGGGGCTATTACTATCCTCAAACGGTCGCTCTACCGCGCTCATAGGAAGTAGCGTTGACCGGCCAGGCCGAAGGTCGTCCCAGCCGTGATTGGCGACCACAATGATCCCCATCTCGCGGGCCCAGGCGGTCCAGCCCAGCTCAGTCTCACCAGAAGCGCTGAGCGCCTCCCAGTGCTTGCGCAACCACTGCGTTGACGGCTCTAGCTCAACGCCGGCGAGTGCCGGGTTGCCGCCGCGAGGCGAGCGTTTTGGGGCCCAGCTCTTCGGATCGTGCGGATCAAACTCGCGTCGCTTGCTCACGGTAGGTCCTCCCACTCCGGATAGTCGGCCTCTTCCATTCGATCAGATAGCGCCTGTGCTTTAATCACACAGTCGCGGATCCAAAAAATGACCAGCGCTACAAGAGCGCAGATTAGGATTTCAATCATGAGAGCAGCTCCTTTTTTGGCTCTGGTTCTGGATCTGGCTGAAAGCTTTCGTGATACGCCGCCAGGAACTCGGCCAGGATTGGGTTACCCGAGAGGGTGCCCTCAACCGTGACAAACTCCATTGCGCAACTCATCCGCAAACAGAGACGGCGTCGATAGACGAGCCCGTCGCGAACTTTGGGCGTCGAACCGCCACCGTAGCTCTTGTGCCCGCAGTGCGGACAGAGACGATCTAGCTCCGGACTCATGCCGACCTCTTCTTTCTGCGCCGAGGCGCCGCTTTTGGTGCGGCCACCGTGCCGCGATTTCGATCTTCATAGCGCCATCGACGCACCATGACCTCAAACAATACCGTTGCTATTGCCAGGCCGCTAATCGTCACGGCGAGTAGCGTTGCGGCGAGAAGCCCAGTGATATCACACATGATCAGCCTCCAGCCACGGATCAACCACTCCGGCGGCGGTCAGTCGTGCCCTCCAGACACGAGCAATCCCAACCCCGACTAGCTTGATCTCGTCAGCGCTAAAAAAGCCCGCCTTGGCGTTGTTGCACGGGAGACAGGCCAACCCGATATTGCCGAGCGCATAATCGCCGTTGTTATCGAGTCGATCGACTCCGAGGAGCCGAAGCTGGCGAGCCGCCTTTGTGGAAACTCGCAGGTGCTCAATGAGATGCTCGGGGACGCCACACGAGTAGCAGGCCCGCTCGGACTCGTTGGCCCAAGCAACAAACTCAGATCGCGTGATCGCTAAGATCGGTTGCGCTGTGTTTGCGCGCTTGGCCTTGGCGTTTAGCGACATGCTCGCGAACTGCTTGCATCGAACGCACTCGCGGCTCTTGCCGTGGTCCCTCCAAATGTCGCTTCCGCACTTTGAACAAACTTCAGATGGTGTCATGCTCGGCTCCCTTCACTGGTGGCCAGCCAAAACCGCACGTCTTCGCGCGTTGTGGTTTTGGATATGGAGATTTGATCGGGATCGGCCATCCCGCCGCACATGATGCAAAGCAGCTGTTCGCCGAAACGATCGCTGACCCACTTCACGTAGCTGTTGGCCTTGCCGAGTTTGCGGCCGCGAGTTCCGTCAAGGAGCAGCGCAAAGAGCGTCTCCCCGTCGGTGTAGCGAACCGAGCCGGCCGCGTGGCAACTGATGCATTCCCATTGCTGCTTGATCACTTGGAACCCCCTAACTTTGCCGAGCGAGTGCTCGGTCGTCTAGTGACCATAGGGGCCCCGGGCTCGGTGTCAAGCGAGCGCACGGCAAAACCGTCTCGGACCGCCTCAACGATATGGCGGCGGCAACAAAATGCGGCGGTAGGCCCCTCCCAGTTGAGCGCGAGCCGATAGATTGCTGGGCCGTCACAGGTCCGGCAGATTGGTGCTTCCATGTTCCCTCCTCCTCCTTGCGCCAGGCCGATCGGTCTGGTCTGAGTATAGCATATCCGAAGCGGATAGGCTGTCAACGCAGCTGGCGTTATTGGATCGCGGGCGTTACCGTCACTGGCGCACCTTGTCCACCCCCGGGGAGTTTTTGTGCGGGCGGTGCGTCCAGGGCGACCAAAAATCGCGCGGCGCTGAGAATAGGGATATTTTAGCCAGAGTGGTCCTAGAGACTGGGCTCTTTTGGTAAATAGAGATCATTTAAAGAGAGAGAGAGACATTCCAAAGAGGGTCCCTTTAGAGAATAGGGTTCTTCTATATATGTGTATATATATATATATAGAGATCTATTCACGTGGCCGGCCTCTTTGGACGATAGCCCCGGGGATACCGCTTGGCCTTCGAAGGGGCGACCCGATCAGGGGGGTGTTCGTCCCGACCCCCCTTCTTGACCGTCTGCGGACCTTCTTGAGTGTCTCAGCGATACCTCAGGAAGGGGGAACCCATGAACGCACTGCGATACGTCTCGGCCGCTATCATTTTAGCGCTTGTCTGTGGTATGGTTGTCCAGGGGGCACCGCAGCTCCGCGCCGACGATGGGGCGGCCCTAGTGGGGATCTCGTTTATTCTACTGGTCCTCGTTTGGGGGCTAGTTCAAGCTGTGAAGGGGGAGATCAATGAGCGTCGATAAGCGTGCCCAACTACCAGAGGGGCTACTTTGTGCAGACGGGTTTGATGAGGCAATCATCGGCACCGCCTATCGGGCCGGCGAAGAGGTGGTCGTTTACGATCGAGAGCGCTGTGTTGAGATCCTGAGCGATGAGTTTGCTGACGCCTGCGTTCGCGAGAACTGTAAGGCCGACAACTCGGAGTGCGACCATTGGAGCTCAGCCGAAGAGTTCTTGAGCTATAACACTGAGCGAGCCTCGGACTATCTTGGAACACGAGGCCCAATCTTTGTCTCGCTGTTGAGAGATTGCGCCGACGGCCTTAGCGCCGTGAAGGATCAGGGGCCTCAGCGCGGAGACAACTGCCAGGACGACGACTGCTATTGCGTTGGCGCAGATCAAGCACTGGAAAAGAAAAAGTGAGGATTGCCTTGGTGATTGTGTCGTTTTGCCTATTGGCGACGGCGCTACTTACTCCGACTGTTCTGGCCGAGCCTGATCCGGCACCGGTTATGGCGGCGCTTGCGGTAGACCAGCCACCGGTCCCGCCACTCACCGTCTCGGGGATTGCCACCTGGTACGACGCCGAGCGCAACGGACAGACGGCGTGGTATACTCGTGAAGGGATTGCGTTCTATGGGGCGGCGGGCCCGGCACTTCGAGAGCTCCGGCCACACCGGTATCTTGAGCGCTACCGGATCCTTCTCACCTCCGAGCGAACTGGGCGCACGGTCCTGGTCTGGGTGGTCGACTGGTGTTCCTGCGCAGGTGCGGGGAGTCCCCGCCTGATTGACTTGGCCCCAACCGTCTGGGATGCGCTGGGTGTCCCGCTTTCAAGAGGGATAACGCCTATCACGATCGAGTTCCTAGACTAGCCGCGCTGGCCTCGGTTGGGTCCGCGATCCACTAAACACGACAGATATAGGGGGAAACCATGGAGCTCTTGACACTCGCCTCAACCTTTGGCCTGATCCTGGTGCTCCACGAGGGAGCCCACGCGATTGCGGCCGAGCTCTTTTTTGGGCGGGGAGCGGTAGCCCGCTTCTCCCTTGGCCTCCCTCCGGTCCTGGTCAAGCTCTTCACCGTTGGCGGGATTGACTTCACCCTCGGCAAACTCCCGCTCGGTGCATCGACCGGGATCCGCCGAAGTGCGTACAACAAGGCCAGCCGACCGGCGCGGATGGCGGTTGCAGTGGCCGGGATTGTTGTCAACGTGATCTGCTTTGCGCTCTTTCCCGCAACCACCTTCGGCCTTCTCTCTCTTGTTCTTGGTCTTTTTAACCTGCTACCAATCCCCGGTGGTTTTGACGGCGGCCACCTGATCATTGAGATCCTTGACCTGACCGGCGAGCGTCGAGCCAAGTGGGAGCGACGCGGGCGACGGATTACTATTGGCGGATGTGTTGGGATTATCCTAGTGAGCTTATTGATTGGAGTCACCTCATGAGCAAGCGAGATCCACTGAGCGCATCGCGAGTCGAGGCACAAGCGCGACCGATCGAGAAGAAGCACCTTGATGAACTGCTTCGCCTCTTTGGGCTACTCGGTGAGTGGGATATCACGATCGGTGAGCGCAACGATAGCCAAGGGAGCGTTGGCGGCGACTATTCGGCGGCAACCACTGTTGAGGAAGGTTATCACTCGGCGCGGATCTCGATCGGTTCAGGCTGGCCAGAAGATCGTCACGATCAGTTTCTAGTTCTAGCGCACGAGGTGAGTCATATCCTGCTTGCCGACTATGCACTGGCGGCACGCCGAACCTGCGACGCCCTGCGAGAGCCAGAGCGCAAGTTGATGCAGCCACATCTCAATCGCGAGGAAGAGCTATTGTGCGATCGGATTAGCCGAACGGTTGTGCGCGCCTTGCTTGCCAAGTATCCGGTGGCACCCTAATGGCCGGCGTTAAGGCCCACAAAACCGGACCAAGCAAGCCACCGCGTTGGACGCCGCGCGACTGCTATCTCTGCGACATGGTCATTGAGACCGGCAAGGACGGCCTGATGGTCCGCCGCTTCTACTACCCAGACGGGAAGAAGACCGAGTTGGTCGGGTACGCTCACCGGGCCTGCTTCAAGTAGCCGCGAGGGGTTGCCCCGCAGCGCGATCACCTAAGAGCGCCGGCTCGTTATGTCCTCGACACCCCTCCGTCGGCGGACGGTAATCCCGTGGCCATTCCCCCGGCCACATCGTGGTTACCCCTGGATGACGGCCGGCGCTCACTATTTACACGGAGGCACAATGGACGAAGATCTCAAGCAGAGCGAGAAAGCCAGAGCAGAACGCCGAGACCGCAAGGCCCAGGCCCGACACCGCTCCGGGATGCGCACCGGACTCTTGAAGTCGATGATTGCAACAATGCGCGCCCAGCAGAAGCGCGACCTTGAGCGTCTAGAGAAGGAGGATCGCAATGGCTGATCGGCTCTCTCGACCCTGTTTGAAGTGTGGTCTTGCGACAAAGGGCGAGCTAGGCGGCGGGATCCCAGGGCCAGACGGACGGCCAGTCTTTGCGACCGGTCGCGGTGGATCCTACTGCGCCGAGCACCAGCCGGCGCGTAAGCGTAAGCACTCACCCTATAACTACGCCTGGCGAAAGGCTAGCGAAAACGCCCGGCGTCTTCAGCCGTGGTGCACTCGATGCGGATCGGTTGAGGACCTAACCGCCGACCACGTTGTGCCACTGAACAGGGGCGGGGAGCTGGTCCCAGAGGCGTCGTGGATCATTGTGCTCTGTCGTTCCTGTAACAGCGCAAAGAAAGACCGAGTATGACCGGGGGAGGGGGGATCAAAATGTCAGAGGGTAAAATGCCTCGCAATCCAGGCCGTAGTCGGCATCGCGCAGTCATCGAGTTTTGCAGTTCCTGTTGGACCTTGAAAGGGTAGAATGAGCACGCAGAAGCAATGGAAAAACCGGATCGTTGAGGTCGGCGAAGCTGATCCTCGGACCCTGGTCCCCAATCCTCGCAACTGGCGAAAGCATCCACTTCGCCAGCGCGAAGCGGTCTCGGGCGCTATTGGCGAGCTTGGCTGGGTTGTTCCGGTAATCGTTAACCGCACGACCGGCCGTCTTTTGGACGGACACCTTCGAGTCTCCCTGGCCGCCGGTCGGGGGGATGCCACCGTTCCCGTCGCGTACGTTGAGCTTAATGAGGCCGAGGAACTGGCCGCCCTCGCCACCATTGATCCGCTTGGCGACCTTGCTCGTCGAGACGGCGAAGAGCTTCACCAGCTGATCGAGCAGATCACCGTCACCGACGAAGACTTCGCCGCCTTTATTGTTACGGTTGATGGTTGGGCGCTAACCGAGATTGAGGGCACCCCACAACACCGGGGCGAGGAGAACCGACAGAAGGGTGCCGACTTCGAGAAGGAGCTCGCGACCAAGCTGGGCGGAGAGCGCACCGGACCAGCCGGAGGCAAGGACGATGTTCAGACCGATGGTTTTGCTATTCAGGCCAAGGTGGGTTCGTCATACTTTCCCGAGCGTCTCTGGTCGTTCCTTACTGAGATCCCAATGAAGCCAGGCCAGGGCCGCGCACTAATCGTCGGAGATGAACCAGAGCCGGGGCAAAAGCGCCGAGCCGTTGTCGTCATTGAGCTTGAGCGCTGGCGCCAGGCCGAGGGGCTTGACCCGTTTGCCGAAAAGAAGGAGTCCAATGGGTAAGCGCGGACCGCGACCAAAGCCAAGCCTTGCGGCCGGCAAGGTGCCAAAGAGCGAGCCTCGACCAAAGCTGCCCGAACATCTACTTCCACCCGATGAACTCTCTGACGAGGCCAAGGTGGTTTGGATCCAAACCATTGAGGCGATCGGCCACACCGGCGTTATCACGGCAGTCGACCTCGAGGGTCTTCGTGCGTACGTTGAAGCCTGCGCCAACTTCCATCGCGCTCAGGCACTGGTTGCCAAGGGTGGCCCGCTGATCAAGGGACGCGGCGGAGAGCTAGTGCGTAATCCGGCCGCGATTGTGGCAAAGCAGGCGAGCGAGGCCATGCGCGCATGGGCTCGCGAGCTCGGCCTCACCCCCGCAGCCCGAGTCGGCCTTGAGCAGAATATTGGACAGGGCGAACACGCCGGAGCATCCAAGAAGCTTGACGCGATCGTTGGCGCGGCACTGATTGCGCGACAGGTCCGAGATGCCGAGGGCGATGAGAAGGCGCACTAATGGCCAAGAAGAAGACTCCTCCAACGCACGGATCGTTTGTCGCCGAGTTTGTTGAGTCGTTCTGTCGCGTGCCAGCCGGAGAGCTGGCCGGTCAAACGATGGCACTGCTTCCGTTTCAGCGGGAGCTAGTCGACAATCTTTTTCAGATTGGTCCCGATGGGATCCGCAGCTATCGCCGCGCCTTTATCGGGATGCCGCGCGGCAACGGCAAGAGCGGACTGGTTGCGGCGCTTGCGCTCTTCGGCCTCTTCGATCCACTCCACGTCGGCGCCCAGGTAGTTGTTGGAGCCGGCGACCGCGCTCAGGCGCGTATCATCTTCGACGCCGCGCGCCGGATGGTTGAGCTTGATCCGGTGCTCAGCCAGCGACTAAAGGTGTATCGTAACTATATCGAAGAGCCGATTAGGGGTGGGACGTTCCGCGTGCTTTCTGCTGACGCCCCTCGGGCCGAGGGCCTCTCCATCTCGCTCGGGATTGTCGACGAGGTTCACGTTCAGAAGAGCGACGCGCTTTGGTCAGTGCTCGCCCTCGGTGCCTCCAAGCGCCGCAACTCGCTCCTTGTCGGGATCACCACCGCCGGACGCAAGACCGATCAGAGCGGCCACGACTCACTTGCCTACCGACTCTATCAGCTGGGACAACAGATCGAGTCGGGAGAGCGCGGCGATCTAACCGACTTTTACTTTAGGTGGTGGGGAGCGGACCTTGACGCCGGAGATGATCCGATGAGCGAAGAGGTATGGAAGAAGGCGAACCCGGCCTTTGGGATTTTGCTACCGCCGGAGACGTTCCAATCAGACTCGCGCGGCGGCGTGCCCTGGTCCGACTTTCTCTCCCGCCGCCTGAACGTCTGGCCGGCCGGATCCGAAGGGTGGTTGCCGCGCAACTCTTTTCTTGCCTGTAAGAGCGAGCGTCGGATCAGCGCAGACGAGCCGATTGTCCTTGGCTTCGACGGATCTTGGCAGCACGACTCAACGGTTATTGTTGGCGTCACCCTTGACGGCCACATTGAGCTCCTTGCGATCTGGGAGAAGCGACCAGAGGACCTTGACTTTCAGGTGCCGATTGCCGAGGTTGAAGAGCGACTTCGCGAGCTTTGTGCGAGCTACCGGGTGGTCGAGATTGCGGCCGACCCGTTCCGTTGGGCGAAGAGCCTTCAGCAGCTTGAGGCCGAGGGGCTTCCGGTGGTTTCGTTCCCGCAGTCCGGTGCCCGCATGATCCCGGCAACTAACGGCTTCCGAGACTCGGTGACTAGCAAGACCATGAGTTGGGGAGGAGAGAAGAAGCTATCCGCCGCCCTTGAGCGCCACGTTTCGTCCGCGATTATTCGCCAAGACAATCGCGGGGTGCGGCTTTCCAAGGAGTCCAAAAGCTCCGGCCGACGCATCGACGCCGCCGTTGCGGCCGTGATGGCGCTCGATCGAGCTCGCTGGCACGCCGCGGATAAGCTAAAAAACCCGGCCAAGAAGGCGCCGAGCATTCTCTTTCTTGACTGATGGCTCTGCGCGACGCGCCGACCCTACGCGATCACCTAAGGAATATAGGAGGGCACAATGACACTGTCAACCAGTCTTGAACTAGCTGGGATGACCGCTATCGCGGTCGCCGCTTGGCTATTAAACCCGATCTTCGGCCTTGCACTTACGGGCCTTGGACTCATTATTGCCGGCCTCGGCATCGATAGGAGCAGCAAGTGAGTATTCTGCGACGTGCCCTCGGCGGCGGCCCCAAGACTGAGGTTCGAAACCTTGCCAACTTCTTCAGCGATCACGGGAGCACCACCAAGGTAAACCGCGAGTCGGCGACCGGCATTGCCGCCGTCTACGCTGCTGTGCGCCTCTACGCCGACACAATCGCCTCTCTTCCGGTTGGCTCATATGTTCGAGTCGAGGGCGAGCGTCGCCCATACTTCCCACGCCCGGTCTGGCTAGATAATCCATCACAGACCAACCCGAATATGACCGGGTTCGACTTTCGCCACCGACTCGTCACCAGCCTCCTCACCGACGGCAACGCCTTTATCCTGACCATCCGCAATCCGCGCGGAGAGGTTCTAGAGACCCACGTGCTTGATCCTCGCAACGTCGAGGTCGGCCAGGCCCCGGATCGAACTCCGTTCTACAAAATCGCCGGACAGACGCTTGGTGCGGATGAGATTGTTCATATCAGCCTCTTCGCAATGGGCGACGACCTTCGCGGCATCTCTCCGATTGCGCACCACAGCCGCACACTCGGGCTGGCGATCAACTCCGAGACGTTCGCTGAAAACTTCTACAAGCAGGGCGCAACCGTCGGCGGGATGATCGAAGTCCCCGGCGAGCTAACCCCGGAGCAGGCTCAGGGTCTGCGCGACGCCTTCGGCTCACGACACGAGGGGCTCAACAAG